AAGGCGGCATCCGCAACGGAATTAGAAGGTATTACAGGCGCAAGGAAACTAACCCGCACCGAAGAATTACGCAATGATGGATTAGAAAACGATTTACGAACTAAATTGCGTACAGAAAGCAATCAAAAAACTGTAACGCAAAAAGGCGCAGAATTTACCGAAAGAATGGGCGCGATTAACAGTAAATTTATTGAAACGCAAAATGCAACAAACAAACAAAGCGCAGAATCAATAAGGCTTGAAGGCTTAATGAATATCGAAAAAGTAAAAGCAATCAATACTGAAAACTTAGCCGAAACCTATGCAATCGGCAAAGAAAACTTAGGTCGTGAATACACAGTATCGAAAGAACAAGCAAGCAGGGTATCCGTTGAAAGCAAGCGATTATCACTCAAGCAAGAGCTTACAAACACTGAAATTATGTCTAAAAAACGCATCATGGAAGAAGATTTAGATGCGCGTATCAAGTCGGCTAATTTGCGCTCTCAAGCAAGACTTCAAGCAAATTCGTTGAAAAATTCAACTAGCGAACAACGCGCAAAAGAGGTTGCAGCTGCGAATAAACTTGCAGCAAATGCCAGAAAAGAAGCGCAAAACAATTCAGTAATTAAAGAAAATGATGCTTACAGCATAACATTACCATTAGAGCTAACGAACAAATCAACTATTCAAGGCAAAGAAGCTACTGAACGCACGACCGCAGCAACAAATGAAGAACTCGCATATATCAACTATCTGAAAGAATCTATTGCATTGCAGCTTGGAAACGAAAAGAAACTCGATGACGCGCGTATTGCATCAACGAAAGCTATCTTTGAAGCGCAATCAAAAGCGTTAGATAAACAAAATGAAAGCAACGATTACGTTCAGAAAAAACAAGATGACACGAGATATGCCATTGCAAATAGTCAGTTAGCGCAAGATTTCAACTCAAAAATGTCGGCGGCTTATACGGCAACATTTCTTGATATTCAAAATGCAAATTCACAAAAACTTATTGCAAGAAATGCAAGGATTCAAACACATCATCGGCTTGATGGAGCTGTCAGTTAGTAGGGGGATTTATGAATACTTTAGACAAATTAAAATCATTAGCGGGTTCTTCGCCTCACGTTGCAGACATTACAAAATTTATCATTGATGAATTTGCAGGAAATGAATCAGCAAACCAAAAGCTAACAAGCAACGTGTTGTTACTTAATTCAATGCAACGCGATTCAAGCGTTAAGCTACGCGACACAATAACTGGTGTTATGATTCAAGATGATTCGGGGGTATTGGCGCGGCAAGGTGTGTTAAGTCAAACTGTTAGCGAGTTAATCGGGCTGAATAACAAAATCGATATTGCAAAACTAAACGTCGAACAAGATGCGGTTATGGCGAATTTATCGCAAGAAAATCAGTATCGAGTTGCACAATTGAAAGGTGATTTGAACGTTGAAATGGCTGGTGTCGATGGTGAAATTGATTTAGAAATTGCAGGCGTTGTTGCTGCATCTAAATCAGAAGTCGCTACAAAAATTGGCGATGCCGACCATGATGGAAAAGTGGCAATCGAGAATCAAACATCATTAAATAACATAGCGATTGCAAATATCAAAAAAGACAATGCAATAAGAATAGGCGCAATTAGAGGAGAGAACATTGTAAAACTCGCTACGATTGACGCTGCAACCATTACTAAAGAATCAGAAATTGACGTTGCTGGTATTAAATCGGCGAGCGACATTCAAGTTTTTGGCATCAAAACTGAGCGTAAATATGATGCTGACTTCATTACCACTCAAGCCAACAACGAAAAAGCACTAAAAGACATATCAACGATTGCAGAAAAAACAAACATTGATTTAATGGCATCGTCTGACGTTTCGCTAACAAGCGTCATGGCACAATCGAAAAAAGGTGTTATCGAAGTTTCAACAAAAACTGAAATATCGTCAATAAAGGCATTGGCGGATAATGAAGCTATATCAACTATCACAATGGCTAATGCTAAAGCCAAATCAACCGAGGCATTAGGTGCGGGTAAAATCGCAGCTATTCGTGCGGATGCAATCATTGATGCTGGCTTTACTAAGAACTCAGCAAACATTGAAGCCAGTGCAATTACAAGTCTTGCAAACGCAAAGAAAAGCAATTTACTTTCAGAAGCAAGCAATGAAGTTAGTTATTTATCGGCTAAAGGAATTTCACACCGCACAGCTATTTCAAGTGATTTTATGCTTTCTGATTCACTTTCAAAAAGTCTAAGCGATTTGGAAATCAAGAATACAAGTACGCTATCTAAATCAGAAATTGATAATAGCAAGCAAGCAAGCACAGATAAAATCACCGCAATGGGCAAAGAAAATTCTGCTCAAATCGGATTTATTAAAGATATAGCAACAATAAAAAGCACTACGATTAAAAGCGTTGCCGATACTCGATACAATTTTGTAAAAGCAAACGCCGATACTGATTACATGAATAAAGAAACATTCTTTAGTGGCGTTGAACTGCCAAACGCAAGAGTAATATCAAAAATAACAACAGATGGCGATACAGCTTATTCAGAAGCACGAAACGCTAAACAGCTTGTCATTGACGGCGTAGAAACGGCTGAAATCTCAAAAATGGCAACCGATGATTCATCATATACATCAAGAATATTGGGAATCGATGTGGCTGCGATTAACGATGCTAAAGACATTGATGTTGGAGCAATAAACAGTGCGGCTACTCAACGATATAACTTCATTTTAAATCAAAGTAAAATGCGCCGCGACAATGAAACACAAGTAAGTGAAAATATCGTTATTCCACAAATTAAAGCACTATCCACGTTGAAAATTAAGGAGCATAACGACAGGGCGGGAACTGAAAAACTAAAATACGATTCGCTTACACCAGAAATGGAAAGAGTGATAAACACTGAACGCGATTTGCGTGTTAATTCAATAAATTCTGATTCAATCGCTAGATTTAACAACGCAAAAGGTTTAGCTGATACAGCATCGTTGCGAGCTATACAAAATGCAGTCGATTCAGCTAACTTTAAGCAATCATTTGACGCATATATGAAACAATTAGCTAGTGAGGCATCTACCAAAAAATCTAGCATTGCAGCGGATATTGCAAACTATTCTAAAGAAACAAAACACGCAAATCTTATTTATAAAGATGCTAGTAAATTTGGCGCGGCAACACTTAGTGAATTTAATGATAGCGGTAGTTTGTTCACACCCGAATCATCATTGCCTACGCCGCCTTCTTTAAATACAGCGATAAATTTCAAATAAAATCCCTTTAATCACCATTAAAAGCACGCCATCAAACAAATTGATACCTTTGAAGCATTGATTTTTTTAGGTGGCGACAATGGCACAAAATTACGAAAACGGAATAGACCAATTTGGCAAAAATGTAAAAAAGAACACGTTGCCAGTAAAACAAAACATACCAGCAACTCGAACTTTGCAGGGCGAGATTGTAACGCCAACACCTGCAAACTACACGCAGCCAAAACTAATACAAAACAACTCATTCATTGATGGTTCTGTGGCGAATTCACCGTCGCTTCCAAATCCAAAAATTCAAGCATTACAACCAACAAATGCGATGAGTTCAGTAAATCAAGGTAGCTTATCGGCGCAACAAGTTGGTAATAAAATTCCTCCTTATACACCAGCAACACAGCAACCAATTTTCAATGCGCCGCCAGTAAAAACACCACCAACTGTTTCTGGTACTGAACCAATTGCAAGCCCCACTACATCAAGACTTGGAAATGTTTTAGGCAAAGTAGGCTCTGCAATGCCAGCAATTCAAGCAGGTATGAACGCCCACAACATAATGAATCAAGAAGCTAATTTTGCTCAAAACATTCACGCTGGTTCAATTGCTGACCCGAATTTTGGAAATGAATTGATGGGTAATAAGCCGCAATTATCAAGAACAAGCACACCACCAGCACAACCAACAACAGGTAATGCAGCAGTTGGGCGTGGCGGAATCCCTGTTGTGCCAGAGCAATATATCAATTCACGCGCTGGACAGATTGAAAACCCTGCTTACAAGCAATATGCAGCAAGTCATCCGCAACCAGTTCAAACTCAGGGAACTCAAGCAATTGCAGCTCCAACATACGGCAATCAAGCCGCTATGTCGCCAGCAGATACCAGAAACAAAATCACTGGTGCAGTTGAATCATCAAGCCAGATGTCGCCAGCAACGTCACAACCTAATCGAATTCCCTCACTAGGAACAAAGCAACCTGCTGTTGCAAATCCAAATCAAGAAGGGCTTGACGCGATTGAAAGTTACAAGCGCGGTGATAAAGGAACAGGTTGGATTAAAAAAGATGGAAAAGAATCTTACATAAAAACTGACGGTAACGGAGTTTCAAAAATATACAGCCCAGATGGCGCGTATCAAAGAGAAATAGATGCTAACAAAACCTATTTTCATGGTGCAAATGGCGGCACGATGTCGATAAGCGGCGCACCATCAATGAAATCGTTAAGTTCAAAACAAGACCTACAGGCTTTAGATAGAATCGCAGAGGCACGCAAAAGTGGCGCGATTACAGCAGAGCAAGGAAGTGAGATATACGCGCAGTATAAACAAGATACATCCCCACTTGCACAACAGCCACAAATAGCAATGCAACGAATGGCGGCAAAAGGAAACATTCCAGCCGCGCAACAATTAACACAAGAAGCGCAACAACAGGCTTTAGGTCAGTACCAACAAGGCACACTTGCAAACCAAAAAGCAACTCAAGATGCGGCAAATGAAAAAGAGCAATACGCGCGAAATTCGCCAACTCAAAAACTCGCAGAAGGAACAGCCCAAAACTCGCTAGATATTCTTAGTGATGACCCGAATGTATCGAGCAAAGCGTATGGAAAATACAAGCTGACGCACCCAACAGAAATGGTAAAGCGCAAAATAAAACATTTTGACCCTAACACATCTTTACCGCTTGCAGAGGAGGAGGTGTTATCAAGTCCGTATATGCCAACACCATTATCTGGTTCAACGTCACCAGTGGAAGGAAACAAGTTGCCATCTAAAAAAGGAGTTGGAGTTACACCAGAAGAAGCAGCTAATGCACCTCCAAATACAACACTTCAAGATAGCGAAGGCAATCCAGTTCTTAAAAAAATGGAAGATGGCTCATGGATGGACATCAAAACTGGAAAAATACAACGCTAACTTTAATGCCAATTAAAAGATTGCCAGAATCCAATATGACAGGATTTAACAAAATTTACGCCTTGCCTTGCGTTAATGGCAACCATCAATACGCAGTCATGCGTTAAATGACATCCCCCGTCGAGATGACGGCACGTTCAATTTCGCACCCATGCGTTAAATGGAAAAGGCAACAATGCAAGACCAAGAAGTGATTGACGAGTTCGACAAATTGATTCTCGAACCATCTGAAAATACCGTTAATAGCGAACCTGCGGAGGTCGCAAAAGATGAAGGGGCGAAAGAATCTGCTACCAGTGAAAATGATAGCGTAGCGGGGAGTAATAGCTCCAACGAGTTACCACAATTTGACGGCATATCAACACCAGACGGGAAGCGCATTATTCCCTTCTCACGGCTAAATGAAGAAATTGAAGCTCGCACAAAAGCCGAGCAGATTGCTCAACAAGCAGCTCGTGAAGTCGAGGTACTGAAAGAACAACTGGCTAAATCAGGTTATCAAGACGTAGCTAATCTTGGAATCCCAGAAGAAGCATTAGAGAAGCTGGCAGAACTCGAAGAATATGACCCCGAAGCGGCAGCCGTATTTCGTAAAACACTCGAAGCCGCGCAAGCGAACGCTCAAAAGGCTGCACATTATGAAGCTCAAGAGCAAGCAAAACGCGAACAAGATATTGCGAATTATCAAGCCCAACAACAGGCAGTCATTGAAAGCTATCCGAATTTAGCCGCAATGCAAAATAACGAACTGCAATGGAAAACGGCTGAATCTGTGTATCAATCGATGTTTATGAATCCCGATACTGCACAGTTATCAGATATTGACAAAATTGCACGCCTAAATGACGTGATGTCTGTGATGTACGGATTAAAACCAACCGTTGACCAAAACGCGCTAAATGCCGCCGCAAGTCAGCAGCCACCAAAGATGCCATTGCAACAACAAGTTGAAGCAGTGAATAAGCCTTATAGCTTGAGCGATTTAGGTGGCGGTGTAATTCCCACAAGCAATTCGGGGCAAAAAGATGTAATGCAATTATCTACCGAAGAACTCACTAAGTTATGGGCTACTAAAGACTATGACGAGATTTTCGACTAGATAGTTTTAACCAGTGCCGCGTTGTGATAACGCCGCGCTCCCATTGATGGAGGTACTGCCGTGATGGCGTGCCATTCCCGACTAAGACGGAAACTTTTTTATGAGCTTACTTATTCCAGCAGGTGATAGCCGCGCTACAAAGGTCTATTCACCGTATTTATTTCAAGGCGTTGAGGACGACTGCGGTTTCTTTAAAATGAATCGTGGTACGCCACCAAAAATCAGCGACAAAAACCAAAAATCACAATCAAGTTCAGGTGCGCCAATCGTGGTAAGTACCGACTTGGGTAAAGGCATTGCAGACGAGGTTCAGTTCTCGCTTGTTAATATCTTTGAAGGCAACCCGATTATGGGTGATGAAGTTTTGACAGGTAAATTCATGTCAACAACGCAAAGTGTTCAATCTGTAAAAGTTGACCAATCGCGTTTTGGTGTTGAAGCAACAAAAATGTCAGGCTTTAGAACACCACATGATTTGCGTCGAATTGGCTTAGAAGGTTTGCGCTCAATTTCTACAAGACTTGAAAACCAACGCGCATTAGTGCATTTAGCAGGCGCACGCGGTCATCAAGAATTGCATGATTGGACGATTCCAATGCAAACATCGGCTAACTTTGGTCGAATCATGGTCAATCCTGTTTTAGCTCCGACTAAAAACAGACATTTCTTTGCAGGTAACGCAACGTCATTAGACACAATCACAAACCAAGACGTTTTAGGTTTAGATGATATTGGCACGCTTGGCGCGATGTTGATGGAATCTGAAATTCCTATGCGTTCTGCGATGTTTGAGGCTGATATTTGGGCGGCGACGAAGCCATTATATGTATTGTGGGTAACACGTCGTCAATGGGAACTTGCAAAAAGGAGTAACGCTGCAATAGACTGGAACACTGCGGTCACTAACGCTATGCGCCGATATGAAGGCGCAAAAAGCCATCCGTTATTTTCTGGTGAAGGAATTTCATGGAACGGTATTTTAGTTAAACCACTTGACCGTTATGCAATTCGATTCTTGGCAAATAACCCTGTTATCGTCGATGACGGTGGTGTTGATGGCAAAACCTATCACGAATCGTTAATGACTCCAACTGTTGATGTTGACCGCGCTATTTTGGTTGGTGCATCAGCATTGATGAAAGCGTATGGCAACGGCGGTACGGATGCAGCGCAATCATGGAAATACTTTGAGCAGCTCAGCGACCACGAATCACGTCTTGAGCAATCAATGGCGGTTGTCGAGGGTTCGTCAAAAATTCGTTTCAAAATCAAAGAAGCAGATACCGATTTTGGTGTAGCTGTCATTGACAGTTATGCGCCACCTATGGGTACACCTGCTTTCCAAGCCGCCAAAAAACTACCATAAGGAGTGTAAGAAATGGCTAATTTTACTTATGTCGCGCCGAATACGAAAAACACTCAACACACTGGTGTATATGGCAATTGCGTTATTATCGATGGAATCCTTCCCGTTGGTGGTGCGTTGGGTGTTACGTCTAATACTGGCGATACCGTCACTGTTGAGCTAATTAAAATCCCTGCTGGCAGTGAAATTCACGAAATCAAATTTGCAAATGGTGCTTATAACGCTGGTTGTGTAATTGATGTGGGTATTCGCTATGTTGATTTAGATAAAAACAAAACAATTCCGACAGGAAGCGCACCCGAAATTGGTAATTTATTTTTAACCGCGCAAGCTGTATCAGCAGCAAGTAATGGTTTTAAAATCTTTTCGCCTAAAAAAATCTTATCACCAGCAATGCTTACCGTTACGTTTAAAGGTGCTACTGGCGAGCAGATTAAGAAAACTTCGGATTTGTGGATAGGTTTGATTGGAAAGTCTGGTCAAAACCTATAGCAATAATAAAGCCGCTGTAATAACTTACAGCGGCTTTTATTTTCACAAATTTATCTTCTCGAGTTTTTTTCTTCTTTTAGTTTCTTCTCTTTTCGCTATCGTTTCAAGCGATAACTTCTTTCCTCTTTGTGCCGCAGCCATTCTTTCTTTTACTTCTTGTGTAGCCATTACTAACCGCAATGTTTCTGCTGTTTTCTGCACTATTTCTGGTGCAATTTTTCTTCCTTTTAGCGCAGCTGATAACTTAGCTCGTGTTTCACTAGAACGATTTGAATTTATTTCTGATAACTTAGCAATAGTTTCAGGAGATAACTTTTTTCCTTTTCTTGCAGCCGACATTTTTGCTCTTGTTTCTTCACTAAATACTCTTTTTTTACTGATTTCTGACATTTTAGCGCGAGTTTCGGCGGACATATTTTTCTTTGCGGCACTCATCCTAGCTATAGTATCTGCTGAATGTTTTTTATTATTTCCACCAGTTACAAGATTATATCCATTAGGTGAAAGCGTATCATGTTCAGCAATTAGCTTTTCTTCCCAATGATTAGCTTCTTCAAGCGTTAAATTTTCTTTTAGGATTTCTTGAGTGAAATTTTCAAAACCGTGTTTTTGGATTGCAAACGAAATTGCAGTGCATTTTGATGATTTTCTTTTATGCGCTCTAATTCTTACTTTTAAGTTATTAGTTTGCCCGATATAAGATTTTCCACTAGGCGAAGTGAATTTATAGATGACGCAGTTACTTTGTGACATTTTTTAACTCCAGTTAAGTTAATCAGTAATTGAAAGAAGTGGCAGGCACTTACTGAAGGTGCTTTTCGACCGCTAAATCTAGCCACGTCGTTATTGTACCAAACCCCTTTTTAATCCACATTAAAATTCAATAAGAAAAATAAATCTTAGAATTTGCAAAAATTTTATCGGAGAGCATCATGGCAAAAGCAAAGCAAATAGAAGAAGCTGCACAACAAGAGCAGACCGTTGAATTGCCGACAGTTGAACAAATTGACGATGCCATTGATGCTACTGATGAAGTTGAAGCTAATAACAATACTGATGATGAAATCACAGAATTACTAAATGAAGTCCCAGCAGGAACGCCCTATAGCGATATGGAAGCATGGAAAATTCGAGAAGAATACACGCGAATTACAGGCTTAGTCCCAGCAGATGATTTACCAATTTCTGACATGATTCAAGCGATGTTTAATAATTTTATGCTAGAGCAACAAATAGGCTATCAAATGGAAGTTATGCAAGACCAAATAGAACGTGGAGTTTTCACAGCATGATTGATTTAAGTAGATTTCAGCCTTATATCTATCCTGCGCTACCCGAACTGTCGGATATGGAATTTATTGCGAATACGCGCCGCGCGTGCATTGAATTTTGCCGTCAAACACAGGTTTGGCAAATTGACTTAGAACCGATTGATATTGTCGCGGGAAAACACGTTTATGACCTTGTCTTGCCAAAAGATGCTGAATTATCGAAAGTGATGAGTGTAATAGCGGAAGAAATTGACCTTATACCAATTGCAAAAGAACGCAAATCAAGAGTGTTTGGGTATTCGCCTTGCTACTCTGTGAACATTCAAACAAAACAAATCGCTCTTGAAACGACACCGAAAAGCAATGTAGTTGGTGGTTTGCAAATTCGTGTAGCATTGAAACCAGCGATTGCGTCATTTCAAGTCCCTGAAATTTTGCTAACTGATTATTCCGAAGCGATTTCTTGCGGCGCATTGGGGAATTTGTGTTCGATGGTTGGTAGACCATTTAGCGACTTGCAACGT